TGCAGCGCGGCGTCGGGCTTTTCCGATTGCTTAACGGCGAACACCAGCTCACGCTCGAACATGCGCAAGCGATCGAACGACGTCACCCAGCGCTTGATCGAGGGCGGCTGCACGATGATGCACTCGACTTCCTTCGCGCCGTCGAACACCCATGCCAAGCTCGGCGTGCGCATCGCAGCAGCGGCGTAGAACATCAGCTGCGGATTCTCATCGGCCTCGACCGCCACGCCGTCACCAAATTTCCAATCCAATATAACGGCACGATCACCAATACGGCCAATAAGATCGCAAGAACCAAACACGCCCGGAAGAAGATCGCCGAAGCCGACAGACTGTTCGACCGCGTATTCCATTTGTTCATCGGGGTCTACCTCATGCAGCGCCCGCACGGCAGGCACCAGCTTGTCTTCGTATAGTTCTTGCGTCAGCGTGATGCCGTTGTACTCAGCGCCGATGATGGCGTCGACCCTTGCATCTGCGCCGAGGATCTCCGCGATGGCGTTGTGCAACAGTGTGCCGGTGTCGGCGTATGAGCTTGATGGTTTAGGCGGCACTTGCTGGCAGAGCTTGACGCTGCCGGGGCAGTTGATGACGCGCTTGGCGGTGCTGCCGCCGACGATATTGCTGTGTGACACTGAACTCTCCTGTACTACGTTTGATGCAAGGCTAGACCTGACGTTTTTGCTTGTCAAGCATCTTTTTGTAAATTATTATCTGACGATGCGTGAGAAGACAATCGAAGAGTATTTGACGTGGGCCGTCGAGATCGTGGGCGGCGTGACGTTCAAGTTTCGCTCGCCCTCGCAGCGCGGCGTGGCCGATCGGATCGTCTGTCTGCCGAATGGGCAGACGTGGTTTGTTGAGCTCAAGGCGCCGCACGGGCGCTTGTCGCCGCTGCAGAAGGTCTTTGCCGACGTGATGAAACAAACGAATCAGCGCTATATCGCGCTATGGGATACGGAACAAGTCGATGCTTGGATTGCGTCCATATCAAGAGACTGGCGCTGACTTTCTCTTCGAGCGCGACCGCGCGATGGTGCTGGCGCCGATGGGCGCTGGCAAGACGGCGCTCACGCTCGTTGCTATGCGCGACGCGTTGGCTCAAGGCGTCGTCACCCGTTGGCTGGTGCTGGCGCCTAAGCGCGTCTGCGAGAAGGTATGGCCCATCGAGCAACCCAAGTGGGCGCATGGGCTCACGCTTGCTGTGGCGCTTGGCACGCCCAAACAGCGCGAGGCAGCGCTGGCGTCGTCCGCCCAGGTGGTTGTGACCAACTACGACAATCTGCAATGGCTTGCGGAACAAGAGCTTAACTTCGATGGCGTGGTGTTCGATGAGCTCACGCGCCTGAAGAACCCCAGCGGCAAGCGCTTCAAGGCGTTCGAGAAGGTTGTGCAGCCCATGAAGGTGCGTTGGGGTTTGACCGGATCGTTCACGTCCAACGGCCTCGAAGACGTGTTCGGGCAGTGCAAGATCATCGACCAGGCGCTACTTGGCCGCAGCAAGGGCGCCTTCCTGCAGCAGTATTTCGTCTGCACCAACCGCGAGTACGGCGAGTACATACCGCGCAAGGGGGCGCTTGAACAGGTCATGCAGCGCATACGCCCCTCGACGTTCCTGCTAGATCCGGGGCAATACGTCGACACGCTGCCGCCGCTACACGTCAGCGAGCTGCGCTGCGACATGCCCGACCGCGAGCCGTACGTGAAGATGAAGCGGGACTTCCTGTTCGACTTCCCCGACGCGCGCGTCATGGCGGCCAACGCCGGTGTGGTAACGGCCAAGCTGCAGCAGATGGCCTCGGGGTTTGTCTATAGCAGCGAGTCGAGCGCGGATCCGACGCGACCGGGCAAGTTCAATGTCACCAAGACGCCGGTGTGGTTCTCTGATCATAAGTTTGATTTGCTCGATGAGGTGCTCGAGGGCAACCAGCGCGCGAATACGATTGTTGTGTACAACTTTGTTGAACAGCTTGCCGAGCTGCGCCGGCGCTATCCGCAGGCGGTGACGATCGACGAGCCGCAAGCCATCGAGCGCTGGAACGCGGGTAAGGTCGAGCTGCTATTGATCCATCCTAAGTCTGCAGGGCATGGGCTCAATCTGCAGCACGGCGGCTGCCGCATGGTGTTCTTGTCGCTGCCGTGGTCGCTCGAGGAGTACGAACAAACCGTTGGCCGGCTGCACCGCAGCGGCCAGGCGCATGACGTGTGGGTTTATATCCTGCTCACGACGTCGACTGTAGACGAACGGATATGGGCGGCGCTGCATGACAAGCGCGCCATTTCGGATGTGGCATTAGAGGAACTGAAAACATGAACTGGCAAGAGCTGAACGTCGCTATCCGCGACATGAGCGAGCAAGAGCTTAAGTATTTGATCGCGCAGGAGCGCCGGCAAAAGGTGCCGCGCAAGACGTTTCTGATCCGCATGCACCAGCGCTACAGCATGCTGCGCGATTTGCGCGAGCGGGCCGAGCTGCTCGAGGGGGTCGCTTAGGCCGTACGCTGGAAGTGCGGCACGTCTTTGAAGCTGCGCCAGAAGCCGCCCCACTGGTTTTTGGAGTTGAGCGACTCCCAGTATTGACCGAGCGGCGTCAAAGTTTTGACGTCGTATGTCAGTTTGCCGTCGATGAAGAAGTTGAGGTCGATCGCGCAGCGCTTTAGGTGCATCGAATTCATCGTCTTGCTGCGGCCGGTTTTGATGTAGATCTGCTGCTGCTCGAGCGTGCGGTAGAGCTCACCGCCCGTGACGGTAAAGCCGCGCTCGCTGGCGAACTGAATGAGCTTGCAGACGTCGAGTAAGAACGCCGCCTGTTCGGTGACGAGGCTCATTTGAGTACGTCCTTCAGCTGTTCGGCCTTGTCTTTGGATCCGATCGAGCTGCCGAAATAGTAGGCAACGATCTGGGTGCTGATGGCCGAGAGCACACCGAGCACGTAAACGAGCAAGTCCTTGCGCGTCGACTCGACCGGGCTGTTGTCGAACATGACGATGGCAAAGAGCACAAACGTCATGCCGAGAAGCCCGAGCGCGAGCACCGGCGTGATGATTTTATTGAGGAGCGGCGCGTCTTTATTCGTGACGATGTTGGCCTCACGCTGCCGCGCGTCGATGGTGTCGCGTACGCCAAGCTCCATCTTGGCGAGGTCTAGGCGGTCTTCTTCGATGGCTAGGCGCTTGAGCTCCTCTTCATGCTCCATCGCCGCGATCTGCACCTTGGCCAGATCCTCGCTCGTCATGTCGGGTTTGATCGACACGCCGAGCTTGTCTTCCGTCCACTGCTTACCCTTGGCGAGCACCGCGTTGGCGACCAGGTTCAGCCCGTTAGAGAGCAACGGCTGCAGTAGACCAATGAGCGCTGGGGGCATTATTTGTCCGCCTTCTCGTCGAGCTTGTCGTTGATACGGTTCAGCATCGCCTTAATTTCGTCAATGTCCGCGCGGTAGTCGACACGGGTGACGTACATGTGCGGAAGGTTGCGCACGTCTTTGTCGAGGCGCTCGATCGTGCGGCTGATGTTGTTCAGGATCCAACCGCCGAAAAATGCTGCAGCACCCATGATGATGTTGAAGAGCGCCTGTCCGCTATCCACGATTACTCCCTGAGCGAGTTTTGATTGGTGACGATCGGCGCCAGGACGTTGATGACCGCGCCGCGCCCCGGCCTTTCTGCCGGCTTCTGCAGCCGCTCGCCAAACTTTGAACGCTTACCCTGTACCAGCGCATCGGCCAGCGCCTTAGCGGCCGGCTCCGCGTTGATCATTTCCTTGGCGATCTCGACGGCCAGTTTGGCGTCGACGCGGCCTTGAGCGCGGGTGAGCAAGAAGTTGGCGTACGTGGCAATTTGATCGAACAGCTGCAGCTTAGGGCCAACCTGTTCAGACGCCAGCTCACGCACGCCGCCGCCTGCGGCCAAACCTTCACGCACCAGCGTCTTGAAGCGGCGCTGATCGGCCAAGTCGCGGCGAACATCGCGGATCAACTGCGCTACGTCGTCCGACGTGCGAGACAGCTCATCGAGCGTCGCGGCCGATTGCTGCGGGTCGACGCCGACCTTGTTAGCGGCGACACGCGCCTGGCGCTCGAGCGTCTTGAGCTCGTCAGCACGCGGTGTAAACTCAGCCTCGACACGGGCGGTAACGGTTTCGCCCGTCTCTGCGAGCTTGGCGGCCTGTTCATCAAACGCGCGCAAGTCGTCAAATATTTTGACGCCGGACTCCTCGAGCGCGTTAAGCGCATCGTCGTGGCGGCGTAAAAACTCCGTGGATTTAGCCGGGTCGATAACGCCTTTGCGCACCACCGCACGACGATAGTTGTCAATAATGCCTCGACGCACCGCGTCGACCGCGAGGCTATCTTCGCCGAGGGCGGCAACGAATCGCAGCGCGTTCTCTTCGCCACTGAGGATAGTCTTAACAACCGATTCCGGTGCGAGCTTCTGCACGTTGGTTGTCGTCTGCCGCTCAAGGTCAGACACCCAGCCGGTGCGGAATCGACCGATTACTTCGTCGGTAAATAACGTGCGCGCTTGTTTGTACAGCTTCGCCGCTTCAGTGCCCTGAGTGCCCTCTTCAATGGCTTTTTCAGCGGCGGTTTTAAGCCGCATAAGGTTGCCTACAGTCCTATTAGACCCCGCATCATTAGCCCGCGTAAGCACCGCCAAATCTTCGTTAATGGCTTTAATAAACGCATCTGCGTCTTCTAGCGTAATCATGGTGGGCTCAACGCGTGTTGCGGGTTGGCCCATGACGGACGCGTATGGTTCACGCACCACACGCGATTGATATTCGGCCACGGCCCTAGCTGCGTTCGGCGCTTGTTCAGGGTTAAACACGTAACCTGAATCGTCCATCAGCGCGCGAGCAGTCTGCGCAACCAAATCAAAACTAAACGGCTCGGGGGCAGCGTCAAACGCCGCGCGATATGCCGGGCTAATGACTTCCTTCTTAACGCGGTCAAGTTCTTGCGCGCGGCGTTCAGTGACGGTCGAGCCCACTTCGAGCTGGCTTTCTTTCGGTAGCCGCCCAGCCAGTTTTTCGCGCTCTTGCCGCACCGCCTTTTGCGCTGCTTCATCTTGCTCAGACAGCGCGATTAGCCGGCTTGTCTGCTCTTGATCCAACTGATCGCGCAGCGCGTTAATGCTGCGCGTAGCGGACGCCAACTGGTTAGCGCGCCCCTGCTGCAACGCACTGTCGCGGGCCAGGTACAAGTCTTTGATAATGGTGTCGGCGTTGCGTGCCGTGCCAAGCAGCGCGGCAAAACCCGACGCGTTCATAGCGGTCGCCACCTTCTCCGGCGGCGTGCCGAGCTCGAGCAGATTGATCGCCTGTTGCACCTTGTTGGGGTCGTTGTTGAACGCCTCGAGATACGCGCGAGCTTTGACGCGCTCGGCGCCACCCGGCGTAAACGGCTCGGTGATGTTGTACAGCGCGCGGGTGCCGGCCTTGATGGGCATCGTAGCAAGCGACGGCGCGACGCCGCCGGCCAAAGCTGCGCCCGTCAGCAGGAACGGATTTTCTGTGCCGGCTTCTTGCGCTGCGCCGACACCCGCGCCACCGCCGATAGCGGCGACAGTCTGGGCGCCCGGCTTGTCAGCGAGCGTAGTCAGCACGTTGCGAGTAACGCCGGGCTCAATCAGCGCGTTGCGTGGCGCTACGGGTGTCGGCGCAAAGACGTTGCCCGTAACACCTCGGGTCAAATCATCAGCAACGCCAATCGTCGCGCGCGTCGGTGCAACAAATCCACCAATCGTACGCATGGCGCGACGGCCAGATGACGTCGCCTCTGGTGCAACAATGTTCTGGCCGTACAACGCGTTGATCGCCTCGGAAGGCGTCATCATCGTTTCTTGGCCAAACGCCTGCAACAGTGGGTTGACAACGCCGCCTACCGCCAGATCGCTTGCCAACAAGCCGCCCGTAGTGACCGCCGCGCCAAGCGGGCCGCCAGCTAAGAAGCCCGCACCCGCAGCGGTCGCCAGCGGTGCGACGTTGGGGTTGACCACTTCACGCGCAATCCGCGCGGCGTCTTCCAGAAACGTCGTTTCTTGGCGCGGAGCCGGCAGCGCGTCGTCAGTGTATTTAGCAAACCGATTCTGGCGAGCAGGCGCAGTCGCCGCCGCCGCAGGCGCAGTTTGATCGGGCGGATTGACATATTTAGAAAAACGGTTAGAAGTTGTTTTCTCCGTTGAAGCCTCGGGGCCAGGTAACGCTGTGCCTAACGGGCGCCCGCCGGGCCCCGTTACCGTGACGTCTGATCTTTCTGCCGTCGGCGCAGCGCTTTGCCGCAATATCTGAAAAAGTTGCTGGCGAGATTGAGCAGGCAACGTGTCAAAACCTTCTGCGCCGCGTTCTAGCGGCAGCGGAGAAAGGCCATACGCGCGAAACAAATCTTTAGCTTTAACAACTTCGTTTGGCGCTAAGTTTGCAAAAACATATGGGTCAGCCATTGCTTACGCCACCTATTTTTTAGGGTTGAGCACTTTATCCGCAGCGCCAGCGCCAAATTCTTCGTCAAACTCTTTGCGCGCTTCTGGCGACGGATCTGCCAGCAGCTCTTTCATTGCGCCTGGCGGTGGGGCTAGCGGCGTGTCGTACATCTTGAGCATGTCCTTGTAGATAGCCTCATGCTCTGGCGTCCACGCCACCGCCGATCGACGTTTAGCTGCGGCGACTTGATCAAGGAACAGCTTGCGTTTGGTTTTGATTGCAGGCGCGCCATCCGAAAACGCGGGGATCACCGCGTTCTGGTTATTGGTGTATTGCAACTCGTTGTAGGCAGCGCCCGTGGCGAGATACAGCAACGCGTCGGCAAGCTGCACTTGAGCGGCTGCAATCTGCTGTCGCTGGTCGTCGCGGGTAAAGTTGACCGCGCCTTTAATAAATGGGGTGCTTCCCACTACGGTTTCAAAAAAGCCGGGCTTTTCAGCGCTGGGGTTTTCCTTCAGCGCGTTGCCAATCACTTCACCCGCTGACAACATGCGATCGGCGTTGTACGCGGTTTTGAGCTGATCTTCGGTGGCCTTTTGACTGACAGCGCCGGTGACCTGTTTACCGTTAATCATCACCGGGCGTACATCGCTGGGGTTACGTCTGTTGACAGCAAGGTATCCAAGCGGTGTTTCTACAAGGTCAAGCTCCGGATTATTGCGTTTCCACGTTTCTTGATCTCTTTCAAACGCTAGTCGATCCCGGCTTAAATCTGCCTGATCTTGCTGAACGCGAAGTTTTGCTTCTTCGCGCTCGTTCTCCAAAAACTTGGTGTAGCCCAACGCGCGGCGCTGGGCGTTTTTTGTCCACAACGGGTTCCACTTTTGCGGAACGCCGGTCATGTCTAACCCAGCCTGTTGAGCCTGGTTGTAAACTTGCCCCCAACTATCGTCGTCTTCAGCTACGCCTAAAATATCAAACAGCTGGCGCGACTCTTCAATTCGACGCTCGCGTTCAGTCTTAAGCGCGTCAGACTCTGATTTACGAGCGTCGGTTATAGCTTTAGCTAAGTCCGCGCCCGTTTGGCCGAACTCGCCAACCAGTGACTCAAGTGCGTTAGGCTGCTTAAAAAAGTCCGGTGATGAGACGCGGCGACGCAGCGCGTTCTGTTCAGACAGCGCGCGCTCTTGCGCTTGTATCTGCCGTTGCACCAGCGCGTTGCGCTGTTCAGCGTCGCGCAATCCGGCGATTTGATTCGCCACTTCCAGCGGCGATTGGATCTGTACCGGCTGAACGCCTAATGCAATACGCGGATCAATAGCCATGACGAACCTCGCTTAGATTACGCCTTGGGCGCCGACGCCTGACGGTACACTGGCGCCGCCAGCGCCGCCGGTCGGATAGATGCGGTTGAGCAGATCGCGTTGCATTAGATAGTTTGTGCCAGTGCCAAGCGCTTGATTGAGCGCGTTGGCCTGCCCGACGTAGCCCGACGCGCGCGCGGCGCCGCCCGACGTCACCAAGTTGCCGACATTAGCGGCAGACTGGCCAACGTCTTGACCAAACCCCATAGCGGCTTGCAAGCCGCCGCCATACAAACCTGACAGAGCGTTGCCGCGCTGCATGCGCAGCTCCATCGCGCGAGTAAACGCGTTCTGATACTCCTGCGACGCAAGCTCCTGACCGTACTGTTGTCCAGCCTTGAGCGCACCACCTGAGAACATACGCCCGCCCGCCGACAAACGGCGGTCAAGGTCGCGCATGCCTTCTTTCAAACGAAAGCCGTAACCGGGGTCAACAACCAATTCGTTTTCGCCAAACGGTCGCCCAAGCACTCCGTAATCGGGGGCGCCCGTATCGGGGCCAATACCCGCCATGCGAGCAAGCGCGTTCTGCGCTTCGATGCCCGTCTCGCGGAACGGCCGCGACAGTTCTTCCTGCCTTGCCAGCGCTTCGCGCTGAACGGCGGCTGCTTCTTGAGTAGCACGTTCTTGCGCTCGAGCGGCTTTGCTAGATGCGCGGGAGGATGAAACAGCGCCGATCGCGGCGCTACCTAAAACTGCTGCAGCGGTGCCAATGCCCATTTATGCGACCTCTTTGAAAAACGTGCGTTCCATCGGACGGAACCCCTTGCGGGCGTATAACTTTTCCATCTGCGGTGCCCGTTCGTCTTCTAACGCAATCATGAACAAGGCGGACACACCTTGCTCATTTGCCCATGCTTCTATTGCATCATACATTGCTTGTCCAGCGCCATGCCCTCGGGCCTCGGGCGCGAGCCACCACCACAGCTCCTGCGCGACAAAGTGCGAGGGGCTGAAGTACATGGGGTAAGCCAGAGCGCCGGCGATGCCGACCGGGCGCCCGTCGACTTCCGTAATCCACATGCCGGCAAGCGGATTCTCGAGCGCCGATTTGTAGAATTGGCTAAAGCCTTCCGGGTCAAACGGAATAACCTGGTGCATGGGGCTCGCGTCATGGAACGCCTGCCCCATCGGCAGATACGCCGGCAGATCCTCAAGCGTAGCGCGGCGGACGATCATGACACCTCGCGCCCGGAAGATCGGATGTTGATGGCCGACGCCGTGCCCGCGATCGTCGAGATGAACCCGCCCGGTGCGAGGGCAGCGCCTACAATCTCAGGGAACGTGTACGTCTCAGACGGCTGTAGCGATTTGGTCTTAACGATCAAGTTTTGGTTGCCAGCGCCATCTAACGCAGTCACAAGGTTGACCGAGATAGTAGCCACAGATGCGCTGTAATTCGTGGCAGTAAACTTGTCGATAATGGTCGTGACGCCATTCGCGGTGTACTGCGTTGTTTGGGTGTTCTCGGCAATCTTTGCCGGAATCAGCACTCTGACATTAACTGCCATAGATCACCTAGGGAATAGTAAATTTGAATCGAACGCGGCCCTTAGACCCCGGCCTGCCGGGATCGCCGCCTTCTACGGGGTCGCCACCGTCGCCGCCAGCGCCGCCGACCAAGTTGCCAACGCCGAGCACAGCCGCGCCGCCAGCTTGCGTAAACGCCGCTCCGCCTGCACCGTTGGTGTTAGTCGTGTTGCCGCCAGAGGCGACGCCTGCCGCACCCTGCTTGCTTCCGTTAATACCAACGCCACCAAAGCCGCCGCCGCCTCCGGTGCAGATCATCTCTGCAAGGGCGTAAGTGCCCGCCGACGCCGACGACACGCCTCCAGAACCGCCTATGGGGTCGCCTGCGGTGCCGTTGTAACCAGCGCCGCCTACCGAGTACGCAATCGTCTTCAATGCATCGCCGCCGCTCAAAACCAGTATGGTCTTGGCGTATCCGCCGCTACCACCGCCACCGCCGGGATTTTCTTGGGGCTCGTAAGCAAACTCACCAAAGATGTTAGTTACGGTTCCAAAGCCACCGCCACCGCCGCCACCCCACACTTCGATGGTGACGCCCGTCGCGCCGGTGGGAATCGTGACTGTCCCTGACCCCTCAGAGAAGTCAAATACGCCGGCACCGGCTCCCCCCGTCGTGCCCGCAATACCCGCAACTAGAGTCGCGCCGCCCATTACGACAAGCCTGCTCCGCTAATGAGCCAAGCGGTGCTGCCAATCTTGACGCAAGTCGCCAAGCCGTTCTGCGCCAAGGTGCGCGTGCCGGTCGTCGTGCTATTCGCCAGTGTCAGCGTGTCGGTCGTAATCGCAATCGAGAGCGGCGACGAGTTGACGTTGACGATAATGATGACCGTACCGACAGGAAACGCGACCGCCGAGTTTGCCGGAATGGTCAGCGTCTTGGACGTGCCGTTCATTAGGATGGACTTGCCGCGATCGGCAAGCACCAACGTGTAGTTGTCGGTCTTAGACACTTGCGGGGCTTCTCGATAGCCCACGGCAAAGTTAGCGCTAACGGTATCGTTGTCCGGTATCAGCGGTGTGCCGGTAAAGGTAGGCGAAGCAATCGGTGCGTAGGTTGCAGCAGCCGTAGCCGCAGTCACCGCGTTGGTGATGCCGTAGCCCGCCAACGTCGTCGGCGTGCCGGTAATGACTGACCACGGCACGGCGCCTGTCGATATGTCATTGACGCCTGCAATATCGTCGTATTCGCCGATTTGCACGTCATTGGAATCAGTCAGTACAAACTTGTACTTGACCCCCTCTGCCAGCCACATGTCTTCGGGCAGGCGACCGCCGCTATCGAGCACAATCGGGTTTGAGTTAGACGACGAGCCGCTGATGGACGTATACGTCACACGCGGCGTGGTGGTGCCCGCGTCGTAGGTGTAAATCTTTCCGCCCGACAGGACGCTGCCGTCGTCGGTGAAAAATTGCGCCCCGGCGCCTGCGAAGGCTGAAAGATAAACGGTCATAAAATCCTCATGCGTCAATCAGCAGACAGTTATTGGGAGCGGCTTGCATAATAACCCAGTTTGTGCCATTGGAGACGAGCGTGGCCCAGTTTCCAGCCACGTTCAGCAATATGCTGTTTTGGGCCGCCCCGCCGCCGAGCGGAATGACGTTGCTGGAGGCCGAGTTCAGCAGTTGAGCCTGCCAGTTCTGAAAGGTTATGGTTCTGCCAGAGTGGCTTGCCGCAGAAGGCAGCGTCACCACGCAAGTTGACCCAGACTTGTTATTGACCAGCCACGTTTCGCCATTAGCAACGGTAAAGTCTGCCGTCTTAACGTAAGGCGGCGAGGTGACGATTTCGCCCGTTGCCTCTTCGTAAGTAGGCCGGACAAACAAAATGCCGTTGCTTGCGGCATTAACAACCGCCGCCATAAACACAATCGGGTTGGGCGGGTCAGGCCGTGTTTTAGTCAGGCCGCCCGTGACAGCCGGGTTGTAATACAGCACCGTGCCGTCTACCCAACCGCCATCGCTTAGACCGCGAGTATCTACGCCCTTGATTTCGCCAAACCAAGTAACGTAGCCCCATGCGTTGTTTGCAATGTTTTGGGTGGCAACGCCCATGATGTACTCGGCTTGCGCGGCCAACAAGCCAGTGGCAGGAGCAGCCAGCAAACCACCCGACGCGCCTACCGCGCCGGTGAACATTACTACTTGGCCCTTGGTAATCGCAGACGATGCCTTGACTCGATAGAACGTCTCTTCGCCAACGTCTTGCACGATGGCGCCAGAGTCTTCCATCACAATCGCTAACGTCTTGGAGCGATCCTCGTTATCCCAATACACCGTTCCCGGTGTAATGGACGGATACGGGCCGGGGTTACGCGCAAACGTTGTCCACGGCAGGTTGGCCTGTTCTAAGGCCGCAAACGTACCGAGTTGCGGTTGGGGCAGCGTGTCTACGGCGTCAGAGATAACTTGGGTCTGCGACTCAAAGTTAGGCTGCGGAACCGGCGCTAACGCCAAGTCCACAGTCGATATGTCGCTCGTACCCGCGCCTGTGATGTTGAACAGATTGTAGAGAAACCGATACCACTCGCGATTGACGAGTCCAGTATTGGCATCCACAAACGGCACGCGGGGTGCCGGTATCTGTGTAATCTTGTCAGGCATTGGTGCCGGTGATTTGTAGCTCGGCACCCATGATGGCGACCTTGACCGGATCAGTGCCGCTGATTTCGTACACGCGGTCGCGCAGTTTGGTCGTCATGCCAAGACGACGGAAGATGGCGCGAGTGCCGTACTGGCCGATGCGACCCATCGACGTCGTGCGCTCGCCGTTCCAAGTGTGACCGCCGTCGTCTGACCAGCGCAGCATCAGTTGCGGATCAGCGCCCACGGTATAGTTCACATCAAGCTCAATGTCTTGGCTCAACTCGGTCTGCAAGATTTGCAGCAACTCGCTGGCCAAAAACTGCTGGTCGTTTAGCGCATAGCCTGACAAGCCAACACCCGTCTCGCAGTCGATCTGCAGCGCGTGATGCGCTGTACGCGTCAGGTTGTTAGCGCCGGTGGGCAACGCGCGCCAGGTGCGCAGCCACTTCTGCGTGACGCCGGCGTCGGCGTAAACGTCGAGGCTGAACGCGTACAGGCGTCCGTTCTCGTAGTCACCGATGATCGGTTGGCCGTCAAACCGAGCGTGGTTGTTGCCGCGATGGCGTTTGAAGTCGCCGTTACGGAAACCGGCGCGTTCATGCCAAGCGCCCGTAGCCGCGTCGAATACCCAAGTCGTGTCGGCGTCGGTAAAGTTCAACACATAGAACGTGTGACCGTCCTGCTGGTACGTGTATGCCACAGCATCAGCCAAGTTGCTGTACTGCTGAATGGCAAATTCTACAGCGTGCGTCGAGATGCGCACGGCTTGATAGCCTTCGGCGCGGTAAACGATGCCTTGGCCTCGAGCGTCTGCGCCGAGCCAGAAGACGGAGTTATCCATCTTGGCTACCGAGTACGGCGCAATGCAGCCGACTTCGTTGTACGCGCCTTGGATGCGCGTCAGCGGGAAGAGCGGGTCGCCCGAGTTGTACCAGACCTCGACGCTGTTGGTGCCAAACAGCCACGCTTCGCGGTGGTCGATGATGAGCGACACCAAACCGTCGGGCGAGCCTTCGGCGCTGGCAAAATCGAGCGGGTCGATCGACAGGCCATCAAGCAGCTGCGTCACCCAGACGCGCTGCGAGTTGGGTTCGTTGAACACAAAGTAGCCGTCGAGATAGCCAACCGTCACGGCGCCGGGAAAGTCTGGATCCGTGATCTGCGCAAACTCTTCAGTTTCCGTGTTGAAAATGTAGCCGTCAGGGTTAGCCGCAATAAAAATTTGCGTGCCGTTGTCAGTCATCGACACGGGGCCGGTGCCACTGACTTCACCCAGCGCAGATGAGCCCGAGCCTTCCGCCAAAAGATCTCCGCCACCTTCCAGCAGAATGTCGCCGCCGTCTTCTAACGCCAAGTCAACTGAGGCGTCAAAAGTCGCATCTACTTTAAAAAACTCGTTGCCCGACACGACGTAAAGGTAATCGCCAAGCGACCACAGCCCTCGAATCGGGCCAGTGCCATACGTGCTTTTCAACACTAAACCTGGGCAGCGCTGCAGATAGGCGGGCTCTTTGCCGCCCTCGCCAATGACTTCGGGGTACAGGTTCACCATCCGGTTGTCGGCAGCGTTGACCGACCGGATGACATACGACGACCCGAGGATCGGCGTCTTCATTAGAAGTTGCCCGTGAAGATGTTAAAGCGCGGACGGTTGACAAGCAGCGCAGCTGGCATTGCCATCACGTCATCCGGGTTGTTGATGCGTTTCAAGTTGCGCTTGCTGTACATTGCAATGCGCTGCACTTGCGGCGACGGCTCTACGCCAAACTCCGGTGCGAGCTCGCATGCCAAGTTGTAGCGAAACGCGCGCAAGTAACCCGGCGGGAACGTCAGATCAGTATCGAGCGCTGCTGGTGTCGTCAACGGACGCACCGACACAAAGTGGAACTCCAGCACTTTAGTGGGTACTGGATAAACGTAAATCTCCACGTTGGGGTAGGTCATGTTGACCCACATCAACTGCGGATACGTGGACGTTACGGTTTTAACGGCAATATTGTTGTATTGCTCGTTATTAATTAGTTTGATGCCGTACGACACGTTGGTCGAGGCGTCACGAAAATAGGTAGCGTCGTCCATCAGGATAGGACGCTCGGCCACAAACGTGCCGGTTGGGCCCATCGTAATCGTACGAATGTTGGGTTGCCAGTTGTATACCTGGTCGATGGTGGAGAACACGGACAGACGCTCCGTGTTCCACGAATCAATCATTTGGTTGAGCGCTGTAAGGGCATCCTGCGACGTCGCGGCCGAAGGCACTTCACCTTCCGCCAACATTCCGATCAGACGCAGCGCACCGTTGATCTGATCTGCAGCGGTGGTGGCCATTAACTACTCCTTACGGCGGCGGCGCGTTCTCAACGCATTAGGGTCAGAAGTCTCCGACGCCGCCATTTCTGACGACGCCGGAGATTCTGAATCATCGGAATCGGATGGGTCAAATTCTTCCCATCCGTGCTCCATATCTTCCCTCGCTTCCAGCCAGGAAATCGCAACCTTTTCCCCGTGCTTGGGGTGGCGAAGATAGATATTCGGCATATTACGAGACGCTGAAGTTGAGCAAATAGACCGGGAACGTGACCGTGTTGGCAAGCGTGCCCGTCGCCGCAGCGCGGATACGGAGACGATCACCAGCTGCCACTACCAAGTTGGCTGCCGTGCCGTTCAGCGACAATACGCGTCGAGCATTAGCAGTCAAAGCGGTGCCACCCGTTGACTTGGTGGTGTTGGCATCGGTCGCCGCCAGCATCGCTGCAGTGCCCGAACCAGACGTACCAAGGTTGGTGATAGTAAACGTAATGTAGTTAGTATCGCTTGCAGCCAGCGCATCAACGCCTGAGAACCACGCAGCCGACAAAACGCCCGACACCGGAGCGATGACGAACACGTCAGCGTTTCCGGTTGTCGCAATCGTTGCGCCCTGCTGCGCTGCGCTAAACCCGCTACGCACGTTGGAATTAACGAGCGTGGCCGAGTCAAGCGAGCCGTTGATAATTGCTTGATCCGCAAAAGCAACACCAATCGCCTGTGTATTAGGCATATCAATACCCCTTTAGGTGGTGCCCTCGGCGAGTTGCCCCGCCGAGGGCGTTGCTATTACGAAACGCGGTAGCAAGTCCAAGTGCCGACGCCGGTCTTGCGGGCACGGAAGTGACCTGAAGTACCGTTGTCAACCTGTCCAGCACCGACGAGCGTCCAGCCCGTGCCGATTGCCACGGTCACGTCGTCCGTTCCTGCGTCAATGTTAATGACGAAGAAATCAAACGCGCTGTCTACCTTTTCGCCCATTGAGGGGAAAGCCAACTCAAGGGCGGCAACGGTCGGCAACGTCAAGTCGCCAGCCGCTCCGTCAAAGGTAAAAAGACCGTTGACCAACTGAGCAGCCGTCGCCGTAGCAGCAGCCGTCAGCGCAGTCGGAGCGCTTTGCGTGAAAAACAGCGGCTCACCAAGATTGCCATCGCCAATCTGATACCCACCAGAACCATTAGGAAGTGCCATTTTTAGTTACTCCTTAAATTTAACCATTAGCCCCAGAGGCGGACAGCCATCTGCGGACGGATCACCGAGTAGCCATACAGCACGTCGATACGGCACGGCATACGGTCGTTGTTAATGTCGTACTGACGAACAACGCGCATGGAGATGCCGTTGTGCACTTGGCGCGAAGCCATGTCAACGCCCTGCGGCATGAGCAAGTCAGCCGTGGCGAAGGCGATCGCATCGCGGTGGTACACAAGGTTCTGCGGGTACTGCGTCGAAGCGCCACCCAAGAACGTCACAGCAGCACTGTTCTGCGGGAACGAATCCACCGTCGCCAAAGCAACGCTCGACGTGTAAATCGCCGGCGAAATCTTGACGTTGGTAAACGCGCTGGCAGCAGCGGTAATGTCCTCAGTGACCACGAACTGCTGGAGCGAGCCAGTTGATTCGCGGGTCTGCGGGTTGACCGAGTACACGTTAGCGATCGTGAACACGTCGCCCTTCTTAAGCGTGTTGCCGGTCGTGCCGTTCAAAGTAATGGTCGCCTGGCCCTGCGTGGAAACCGTACCGTTCACCGTGATGGTGCCCGTGCGGCTGCCGGTCGTGAACTGCTTGATCGACTGCGACATGTTGAGCTCGTTAAAGCCCAGGATGCCTTCGCCGAACATGCCGTTCTTGAATTGCGACGAGATGGTGCTGACCGGGTTAAACAACCCCTTCATGCCCTCGATAAGCGCAGCGTTGGCGGCCGGGTTGACGGTCGCGTAGCGCGGCGACATGACGGCAGCGGCTTCGTTCAGCTTCTGCTGAGCAGCCAACAGGACAGCGGTCGTGCCCGGCGTGGTGCCCGGCGTACCGACTGACTGGTAGATGTTGTTGAACGAGTTAGCAACGTCAGCGTCGATGCTGGAGGCCAACTGGCTGATACGCGGCTTGAGCACGCGCTCGGCAAAGTCGTCCAACTGCATCGTCATTTCGGCGGTGGTGAAGTTCACGCCGATGTGCTTCTGCGAAGCAACCGTCAGGGTCGTGAACTGCTCGTTGTCGTCCTGCACTTGCAGGGCGGCACCGTCGGTCACAAGGGCGCGATCCGGCAGACGGATACGCAGCGTAGTGCCGATCTTGGCGCCTTCGACGGCGTAGCTGCTGTCGTACTGGCGGTTGACGTTACGGGTGATTACGAGGTTGTTCTCGAGGATCTCGAGCGCTTTTCGCGTAATCATGTCAATAGTAAGAATTGTATTAGCCACGAAAGTGTCTCCTAAAAATTGTTAGCGACGTTGACGCGTTTCCCACTGCTTGATCTGGCGTCGACGCTCGGCCTCAATCCACTCTGACGTGCTCATGGCCGTAACCGAGCGGGGGTCAGTCGTTTCATAAGTGCCGGCGCTGGTGCCTCGAGCCGTTACCGGCTTGATCGGCGCGGGAGCGCTGGTGGTTTTCTTGATCGGTATCGGATTGTCAGCCATTTTAGCCTCTATCTTGCCGATCTCTTTAGCCTGAAGGTACGGCGACAAACGGGAAATACGATCGGCTTCGCGCGGGTTCGAGCCTAGGTAATAAGCCAGCTCTGGCCCTACGTCCGACGCCTGAATCGTCTCGGCCATCACGGGCGTAATCGGCAGTGACGGGTTGTACGCGACCTTTTCAAAGTCATCGTATTTGTCCCGCACGGCTTCTTCACGTTCGTGATAAGCCTCCACAAGAGCCATACGCTCGCGCTCGGCCTCGCGTCGGGCGAGGAGTTCAGTTGCTTTGCGCTCGGCCAAAGCCTCGGCATACGCATCTGGATCCAAGTCCTTGCTCGGCAAAGGCGCCGACTCAGCCGCTGGCTGGGTCTTTAACGATTGCTCTCGCTCCCACTTGCGACGTTCCCGTGCAAGCCTCTTGCCGACCATCGCATCTAGCTCTTCTTGAGTAAATGCTTTAGCGGGCTTTTCTTCCGGCAATTGCGTTTCCGCAACAACTTCAGATTCCGGGGCAGCCGTAGCCTCCGGTTCCGGCGCGGATATATCCGCTACAACTTCAGGGACTTGGTTTTCGTCCGTCATACATCTTCCTTACGGAAACCTGGTGAACCGCACCAGTACGGTTTAACAATACTGTATGGCTTCACAGTGCGCAACATTAAGTGCTGCTGTCTGTAATTAGGCCGATGGTTTGGAGGGCGGTCAGTAACGACGCTAATGCTGCGTTACCGCCACGCGATCCCGTGACCGTCTGCTTGGTTTGAGGCGTTTTGCCATAGAAACCCACAGAGGCCGTACCAAGGCTGAAATTCTTGACGTTAGCGCACCAGAACTGCTGCTCGCCGCTACCAAACAAGAAGTTGACCAGATCAATCGGGTTGCCACCCACAGTGACGTTGCCCGAGGTGGTCAGCGATGCAACCAAAGTCACATCAAACGTATTGGTTGTGACGTTGCTGACGGTATAGATGCCATCGGAACTTGGCGTCGTGGTGGATGCACCGCCTGACGTAAAGTCCAGATAAATGCTGTTGCCGCTAGGAATACCGTGCGAGTTAAGCGTTACGGTCACAGTCGTTCCCGACTGGCTATACGTCGCCGGAACGCCGGTCAAATCAGCAGCAGAACCTTCAACGTAACGCTCTGAACCCAGAATCAAATCGCTTCGAGTGTTGGATTCGTTGAGGTCGTTGTACGCGTTACCGACCACGTTCCAGTGGTGGTAATACGTGCTGTTGTCAGTCAGGTCGTAGAAGATGCAGTTCTTGACGATGCTACGCGCAGCGCCGACCACAATCGTGTCGTTGACCGAACCCGCAAAGCAGTTGGAAATCTCGCTCATAGCGATAGCGCCAACTGTAATCGGGTTGAAGTTACCCGCAAGCGTGGTGTCCATTATTGACAGGTGCAACCCGCCCACAGCGCCGGTCTTGATGCCGTTGCCAAAGTTGCCCTCAAACCATGCGTTCTTGATGGACGCGACGGCATAGCCGACTTCATCGTCCATCGTCACATCGTAGTAGATACCGCCCGTGCCGGTGTTGCCCGAGGTGCCGTTAAAACTAATGTCGGTGCCAACAACATGCACGCCACCGGCTTGCGTGATGTACAAACCCCAAGTGGTGTTACCGCTGAACTGCCCGCCGTAGAACGTCACCAAGTTGCTGTAGACGTTGTTGGCCGATTTCTCGCAATAGTAACCGTACAGGTTCGCTTGGAACGTGCAGTCGTATACGTCAAACACCAAGCCGCCAAGGCAGTGCAGGCCGTAGTTACAGTTGGTGATGTAGACGTTTCGCAGCACCCAACGGCCAAAGTCCGTGACCTTGAGGCCATTGACGCTGGCAACGCTGTTACCGTCAATCGCTAAATCAGAGATTTCGCTGTACGGCTCCAGCATCGTTGATATGCCGGACAAGTCCAAGATAGGCGTGGCGGTTGAGCCAAACTTCTTCAAAACCGTTGAGCGCTTGCCGCTGCCCTTGAGGTTGACGGTGATAAAGTTTGTCCAGTTACGCACAATCGAGGTGACGCGATAGGTGCCTGGAGGAAAGTACACCGTACCGCCACCCGCGCCGTAGACGTAATCAATCGCCGCTTGGATCGCTGCGGTGTCGTTCGTCGTACCGTCGCCCGTTGCGCCGTAAGCCTTAACGGAAACCGTTGGCCCGATTTGCGCGACCGTGGCTTTCTTGGTGACGCCGCCGTCAACGACCGGGACTAACGCACCATCGGAGACGGGGTTAGTCGCGGCGGGTAATTGCGAAATCTTGATGCTTGACATGTCTTACTCCGTCCAAGGCAACGCGACAGGCACGGCGTCATTCTTCGGCTGGTTGGAGAGCGCGGTCATCGCAGCCGCACGCGCCTCCCACGCCTTCTTGTGCGTGAGATTCCACACCCAGTTCAGCACAATCTCTTCGGTGAGATTAACCAACGGAATGAAATCACCGCTCGGTCGAGTCAGGCGGGTGGTTTGGCGCAGCGGGCCAAGGCTCCACTCGACGAAAGCCACGACGTTCTCATGTTCGTCTACTTTGGGCAGAACCCGCAGACCTTCGACCTTCCAGTTAGCCATTATTCTTCCTCAGACTGTTTAGCCTGTGCTTCGGCTTGCTCTTTAACCTTTAACAGCAACGGCCATGCGCCGCTGCTCGTTGGGAGTTGCCCCAGCACTTGCAGGATGGCGTTTACTTCCTCAACGGATAGTTCCAACTTAATCATTCTGCGCTCCACGGCAGCGGCTTGGCGACGGTCGGCGGATTTACTAGCGCTTCTAGTTCACGCGCTACGTTGGCCTCTACCTCGGCCTTGTCCACGCCGTTCGCCCACACCCAACCCAGCACATCGGCTTCGGTAAGGTCGGGATACGCCACGAAGTCATCGCCCGGTGAGGCAAAGCCCATGCTGCCGTAGTTGCTGGCGGTAAACTCGCCGCTGCTGTCGCTGCAACGCCATGCGGCAGTCACCACAACGTCGGTATGCGAGCCGTCTTGCGGCTTGACGATCATGCTTTCAATTTTCCAAGTAGCCATTTATTTAGCCTCCAGTTCAGCGACACGCTGCCGCAGGGATTTGACTTCCGCAAGCAGCAACGGGACAAGTGAAGAAACATCAATTTGCTGGTAAACGGGCTTGCCGTCTTTATCTACGGCATCTTTTTCACCACTAACTGCATACGGCGCAACCTCTTGCGCTTCGTGGGCAATCAGCATCGGACGCTCTACCGTCGCGCCGTTCATCTTGCCGACGTAGACCTTTAGCGCATCTACCAACTCGCCAGAATTTGTAACTGGCCCAATGATGGTTTTGGCGCGGTAATCCGACGTTGTGTTGTAACGAACAAGCCCGCCAGTACGGTCGTAATCAATAGAACCGCGAAGTGTTGCGCCGGCATCGGTTATAAATTCTTCAAATTTATTGTTGCCAGAGGTTGCTTTATTCCAAAGAACACTAGTGGCTGTTCCAGAATCATCGTTTATAAAAAGGCACGTTGAATTTCCTGCGCCCGTATTTGAAACGGCAAAAGACCGAGTTGACCAATTAGCAATGTTTTCTTTTACGCCAAGACCACCCGCCATGTAATTAAGCGCCGTCCCCGCTGCATAGAAGTTCCAGCGGTTAGAGCCAGAGGCGATGTCGGAGTAGAAGCCGTAGTTGTTGGTGGCGCCGGTGAGAGTAGATTCAGCAATAAACCCAAATTGACTGGTAACAGTTGATCCCGCGCCAATTGTTCCTTGCGCCGCACTAAACCCAACCAAATTTGCAGTTGTAAACGACGCCGCTTGGGTATTAAGAATTGACTGAATGCCATACCCGCCAAATGTAGAGCCACTTGGAACAGTGCCATTCATTAAAATCGCACGAGTAACAGTTCCTGATGTTGGGTATGTTCCTGTTACTTGAAATTTAGTCGTCGCATCCGCCGTCGCGCCGATCCCGACGTTGCCGGAGGAGTCAATACGCATCCGTTCGGTGTAAGTTGTGCCGTCAGACACTGATATTTGACCAAACGTCATCGCCGCATCTGATGGCGCAAAAGACCGGAAATCCCCCGACTGAACGCCAAAACCTGCTTTTGAATTGCTGCTGCGGAAAACAAACAACTTTTGAGCGGTAACGTCGGTACCTAAATCTAGTTTTGCTCCCGGCGAAGCCGTCCCAATACCGACGTTGCCGGAGGAGTCAATGCGCATCCGTTCGGAGCCATTGGTAAACACAATCCAAGGTCGTGTACCAGCAGCAACATGGTAGATCGCGGAATTGTTGGCGTTGATGTGGTAGTTGA